ATAACGCTGGAAGGTGGCGTGAATCCCGCTGTGAGTGTTCGCTGTACCGGGGTGAAATGAAGCAGCATAATAAATATAGCGGGAACCAGGAAAAAGACAGCGTCCTGGGTAATACCAAATTCATGCTCATCCCGGCTAAAGGCTGGGTCAAAGTGATTGAGATCATCGGCTGGGAAGCAGCAGAAAAACTGCGATTGGAATATGTACCGAGTAACAATACAAAGTCGGGGCGGAGCTTAAAAATACCCAAAAATCATGACGCTATCACATGTGAGAAGTTCCAGTTCTCCCAGGTTTATAGAATTATCGGCAAAAAACTTACCGACACTCTTTGGGATTTAATGAAAGGACAGTCTATTATGATCCCATTATATTCACCGAAAAATTGGCTTGATATAAAGTTAGATAATGGCGGATATCCAATCCCAGCTCTTAAAACCGGCGCATGTCAGGAGTGCGCTAACGTGAAGGAATGCAAAAAGCCATGCTATTACACGGAAGCTATTATCAAAAACGAAGAGAGACACTACGCGACGGAAAACACGTTAAACTGGCTGGATTTAAATGAATACAAGGCGGACATTCTCGATTATAAGGCCGTGCTGACGGAGCTTAGCCGGGGCAGACTCGGGCACATCCAGATTGAAGACATCCGAGCGATAAAGAATTATCGAACACGCGCTATCGCTACGATGTTATTTGCCGGGCTTTCTGGATATGAAATCATGAATCTTCTGGGTTGTACACGTCATCAGTTATATCTTTGGATCACCACCCCAGAGAGCAAGGCTAAATTGCCTGAGGCAAGGGCGTCGTTTCAGACAAGCAGGGGTTTTTCAATCAAAAACTGGAGAATTAAATAATAAAATACTTCACCGAAAAAGAACTGTCCTGTCACTGTTGCGGCGCGTATTTCCTTACGCCGGAGTTCGGGGAGTTTCTCGACAACGTCCGGGAGGCCATGGGCGAGCCGCTGATCGTCAACGATGCGTGCCGGTGCGCGAAACATAATTTTCAAGTCGGCGGCGTGCCCGATTCGGCCCACACCAAGGGGCTGGCGTCGGACATCCATATCACCAACGATGCGATGAAGGAACGATTAATCAAAACAGCGTTGGAACACGGCGTTATGGGTGTCGGCAGATATAAGACGTTCGTGCATCTCGACATCGATAATAGTCCGGGCAAGGGCAGGAGGGATTGGTGGCATGGGTAACGAGCGTTGCGACGAGTGCCTGGAACGTTTTTTGGGACGTTTCGTCTCAAAGGAAGATTGTCAAGCGAATCGGGATAGATGTCAGAGTCACTGTCAAGAGGACAATAAACGCCTGGAAGAGATGATGAAAATCCTCTACGGCAAGGTCGACAAGATAATTTATCTTGGGATTGGCACTCTCCTGGCATCTCTAGGGATTATGCTACAGAAATTCGTACTCAAGTAAGGAGGCATTATGTGGGAGGCGTTTCTTTGGTATCAAGGTCATAAGGACGTAATAATCGTGATCGCGGGCGCACTCCTGACAATCGAGCAGGTTTTACCGATGACGGACGCGGTCAAGGCCAACAGCACGGTACAACTGATAACCAACATACTCCGGCACCTTGCCGGTAAATAAAGGAGTCGAAAGACCATGACGACCGACGGCCTTGCATCGCACGTTAGGGCAATGTTCGAGCTATCGGAGCGTCAACGCCTGGGCGCCGAGCAACAATGGTTACGGGACCTGCGCCAGGCCAGGGGCATTTATCCGCCCGGTACGACATTCCGCGAAAATGGCTCCAAGGTCTTCATCAACGTCACGGCTTCAAAAATACGCGCCGTCAACGCCAAACTGAAAAACACTTTATTCCCCTCCGGCTCGGATGAGAAGTGCTGGGAAATCCTGCCGACTCCGGCGCCCTTTATGCCGAATAACGGCATTAATGCGGATTTCAACCCCTACGGCGGCTACGGCATGGACCCGGAAGCGATTATGACCCTGGCAAAGTCCAAAGCGGACGCCATGTCCCGTGTCATCGACGATCAGCTCGAAGAGGCGGGATTCAGGAAAAAGGTCGAAGACACGATCAAATCCGGGATTCTCTACGGCACGGGCGTTATCAAAGGCCCGACGACCGAGTATTCGCCGCAGACGCGGGATTACGTGCCGTCGTATCTGGAGATTCCCCTGTGGCGGTTCTACCCGGATATGTCGGTATCCGACCTGGCCGACTGCCGGTACGTCATCGAGCGGCACTGCATGACAAAGGCCGAGTTGCTGAAACTCATCGAGCGCGAGGATTTTCAGGGCGAGGCGATACGGCAATACCTCGAAGAAAAACCGGAGGGCGATTACGAGAAGAAGCTTCACGAGATGGATATCCTTCTGATGTCCGACGACCCGACCAACACGACGTACCAGGCAAAGGACTCGACGCGGCGGTACGAGACGCTTGAATACTGGGGCTGGATATCGCGGAAAGAGGCCGTCGACCGCGGGGTCATCGAGGGCCTTGACGCAGGGGGTGGCGCTGCCGACGACGACATCCTCATTAACACGTTTATTCTGGGCGACAGGGTGATAAAAATCACGAAGAGCTTTATCGACGACAAGCCGCCGTACCACGTTTTTTATTATGAAAAGGACGAGACAAGCATCTTCGGCTATGGTTTGCCCCGAATCATGGCGGACGTTCAGGCGGTGATAAACGCGGCAACTCGCGCCATGATAGATAACGCGGCGTCCGTGGCGGGGCCGCAGATGCTTATCCGCCTGGGTCTGCTTGCCCCAGGCAACGATACGGAATCCGTCTATCCCGGCAAACGATGGTTCCAGAAAGATACCGGGTTCAATAACACTCCAAACGCCATAAGCGCCCTGAACTTCGACTCGCACATTCAGGATTATCTTGCGCTCCTGGCAAAGTTCGAGGACATGGCCGACAAGACCACGAGTTTGCCGTCCTCATTGTTTGGCGATATCGCGAAGAATCAACAAGAGACCGCGCACGCCGCATCAATCCGCCAGAGCAACCTTAACGTCATCCTCGACCTCATAATGCGCTCGATAGACTCGATGATCGCGTCCATCATAACGACCGCCTACGACTGGAATATGAGGTTTAACCCGCGCACGGATATCAAGGGCGACATGAAGATAATCGCCAGAGGCTCCACCAGCCTCATGACCAAGGAAGTCCGCACGCAGACCCTCGATATGTTCTCTGCGACCCTGTCGCCCGAAGATCAAGCGATGTTGAACAGGTACGAGTTCCTGAAGGAGCGGATGAAGGCCCACGACCTCGACCCCGCGCGGCTTTTAAAATCGCCCGAACAGATGAGCGCCGAGGCCTCAAATTCCCCTGCGGCAGTTATGCCAAACCAAATAATGCCCGATTCAGCCGCCAGCGGCATGGGAAATATAAACCCACAACTATTGAGGTGACGATGACTTTACCCAACGCAAAAGAAACAACTCCGCCGACCGACACGCCCGGAGCCGTGCAGACGCAAACAACCCCACCGGTGGAAACAAAACCGGCGGATATCGCCCCGGATGATTACGAACAGCATTTCTCGGATGCCGTCGATGCAGGCGGTTTAACCGATCTTGCCGACACCGGCCAGAAGCCGCCCGACAAGACACCCGAAACGCCCGCAGCGCAGACGGAAAAACCCGCATTGACGCCTGGAGTCGCATCCCCCGATGGCGCGAACGGTGAGGGTGAGGACGCCGCCATTGCCCAATTCCAGAAAATCTTCCTTGCCCAGCAGGAAGAGATAAACCGACTTCGTGGCGGACAGAAAGCCCCCGCCCCCATCGATGACGCAAAAGCCAGGGCGAAGGCGGAGCGGCAGGCGCTCATCGATAAGACTTACAAGGATTATCCCGAACTGAAGTTCTTGTTCACCGCCATGCGGGAGGATATCGCCGAGTCTCTGGGCCAGACGATAAAGCCGCTGGAGGAGCAGTTCAACAAAACCACACTCGAACACGCCGTCGCCGATCACTTCAAGACCGTAACGTCGGTTCACGGCGATTACGACACGATCACGAAATCACCCGCGTTTGCGTCGTGGATACAGAATTCGCAGTCGTCGGAAGTCCATCGCGTTGCCATGGAAGGCACTGCGTGGGAAGTCGCGGGGCTGCTTACGCTGTACAAGAACGCCACCGGTGTTCAGACTTCGGCCGGCGCAGGCGCGGGCGTCGCAGGGATGGGCGCAGGGACGCGGTCGGCGGAAGATAAAAAACTGCTCAAGGGCATGGTGGGCGTAAAGACCAGGAGTAACGCCGTTGGAACTTCGGGCGCGCCCGACCCCAACGATTACGAAGCGGCCTTTAATGAGGCCGCAAAACTCTTAAACTCTGTTAAAGGGAGGTAACTAATTTGTCAAACATAACGACACTGGGAGACATATCGCTGCGCACGAAGGCGTTTGTCGTGGCGAAGATGCTGAAAACTATGGGCGTCGAGTCCATACTGGACAAATTCGGCCAGTCGCAGGAGATACCCAAAAACAAGAGCATGGCCGTTATATTCAGGCGGTATCAGGCGCTCAGTCACGCACTTGCGCCGATAATCGAAGGCGTCACGCCGCGCGGAACAAAGCCGAAACCCATCGACTACACCGCCACGCTGGAGCAGTATGGCGATTACGTCGAATTCAGCGACGTCATACTGGACACCCACGAGGATGCCATACTCTCAACGACGTCCGACCTGCTCACCACGCAGGCCGCCGAGACTTTCGAGATACTGCGTTGGCAGACGCTTGTCGGCGGCACAAACGTTTTTTTCAACAACGGCACCCAGCGGGATCAGGTCAATACGCCGATAACCCGCGATAAGGTTCGGGCGATAATCAGGAGTTTAAAAGCCCAGCGCGCAAAGACAATCAGCAAGGCGGTGAAATCGACGCCCAATTTCGGAACGGAAAACGTATCGCCCGCGTTTATCGCCGTGTGCCACACCTACCTGGAGACAGACATCCGTAACATGGCGGGGTTCATCGACGTCAAGGACTACGGCCCGAGCACTCAGCCCTATCCATACGAGATCGGAGCGGTGGAATCCGCG